TTACAAATTAGATAACGCTTTGACTGCTAAAGCAGATTGCTGTTTATTGGCAACATCTAAAAGGTGTGAGTAGACTCTGAGAGTTATTGTAACATCAGCATGACCCAAGCGGTGTGAAATATAATTGATGTCGACCCCCTGTGATAGCAAATAAGACACATGCGTATGTCTCAATCCGTGAAAAGTAATCACTGGGCTAATTCCTAGGGAAGGTAACAGCCTACGTAGATCAGCGTTGATTGTGCCATCACGTAAAACTGAGTGTCGATAGCTCATGAAAACGAGCTGATCAGGATCTCTAAAACCGTGCCGCATAAAATATTCGCTTTGCTGCCTGTGTAGCTGTCTAAGCAATTGTAATAGGTCATCGGTAACTTCTATCGTTCTTACGCTAGAGAGCGTCTTAGTGGCCTTAAATCCGCCTCCTGAGAGCCAGTCCCAAGTCTTGGTTATGCTAATCGTTTTGTTTTCAAAATCAATATCCGGCCATGTCAGCCCAATCACTTCTGCAAAACGAGCTCCCGTATCGACTCCGGCAGCAATGACATAATTATACATGTGAGTCATATCAGCATGCGAGTAACAATACTTTTTAAGTTTTTTGTAGTCAGACACCTGTAAATATTTTAAGGCCGTGTCTTTCCCTTTGCTACCCGGTATGCTTATATTATTTGCAAAGTTACGACTAATTAGAAGATCATCCATTGCACTGGCCGCCATTGCTTTGACATATTGGTGAAGATTGCGAACGGTTCCGCGCGCACGTTTCTTGGGGACATGATTTTTAGGCTTGTGCCGAGGCACGACAGTACCCGCTGCATAAGCGTTGAGAAATGTTTGATAATCGCTGCGTGTAATGTCTTTAATTCTGGTATTAGGTCCAAAATATGACAGTAGTGCTTTACGAATACCGGGGTAGTGTGACTCCGTAGCATTCGAATGTTTGCCAAGTTTAAAAGCACTGAGCCACCGGTCCCAGTATTCAATCAGCGTAATATTGGTATGGTCAATTTTGGCACCGTGTGAGGCGTCAATTTCGACCTTGGAGGCTGCTAATTTTGCAGCAGATTTGCTTCTAAATCCGCCCTGGCTTGTTGTATGGTATTCGCCGTTAATATCTTTGTAGCTGACACGATATTGCCACGAACCTCCACGTTTACTAATGCTGGCCATCATTCATACCTCCTTGTGCTACAATACAAACGGGTGCTATTGCACCCACCACACAGTCATGGATCCATAAGGCGCTTACCCATTCGGTGGGGTAGGCGCTTTTTGTGCTATTTTCTCCTACTTGATTTTTTCTTGTTAAGCGCCTCGTTTACGTTACTGAGTGGAATATCTTTGATGAATCGTTTCTCTCTAATTCTAGAAAAGGGGACAACGATCTTGTAATTTAGTTCTGTTTTTTCTTTATCACTAAAGACTTCGGTGTTTGAAATGTCTAGAAGAACTGAGTGCTCATATTTTTTGATCGGTTCTCCTTCAAAATTTTTCCAGCTTTTTTCGCCAAACTTATAAGAGCTTACTGTAACTGGCTTCATAGGCTTTACCCCCTACAATCTGTGTGCTTCTTTAATGTTTTGAAGAAGTAGGCGCTTTTGTGATATAATTAAGTGAATTATATTCATGCAAAAAGGAATTGGGTGAATCGTGATCATGATTAAGGATTGTGATATTAAAAATTTTGTTTCGAAAATGACATACTGGGAACGCTTTAATGTCTGCATGAGCGATTATTTATTAGAATTTCCAAGTGCAAGTAGAGAAGAGGCTTATAAGGATTCCATGGTTAATGAGGTTACGGATGATGCTTCGGTTGAATATCATCTAGAGAAGCTCATTCGTTTTGGTTCGTCGTATCGCTAACCAATTCAACAACGCTTCCTTACATTATAAAAATGTTAGCTTTTCGTGTAAGCTTGTTGTTACTTTTTTAGCCTTGTGTTAATATAGCTAGCGAGATGAAGAGTGTGCCTATTATTTCATCTCATTTCTATCTCTCGCTTGATATCAGGCGTGTGCAAAGTTGATATCTTATCACAAAATCTGTCGGTTGCCAGCAGGCGACTAATCAAGTTCCTGGCTAGAACAAAGGCTGACAAATTTATTAGCTGTTATAGAAAGTGAGGATAATCATTATGGCAGGTATAAGCAATAACAGTTTTATTTCTCAAAGCCAGTATGATGCGATCATCAATATGATTAGCAAGCCAGTGTCATCAGAACGCGAAACACAGCTTGAAAAAGCTAAAAAGCTAATCAACTCACGTAAGGATATCATTATTGTAAATGAAATCAAATAATTCTGGTAATGAAGATAATCGCGCAAAAGCCGACAAGTATTCTATAATCCCAGTTGATCGGTTCAATAGCCCTGAAAAGTTGGGGCTTTTTTCGTGTGTACCCGATGATTTTTGCGAGGGTAGATACAAGTGTGATTTGAGCCAGTATGAAGCCATTGACAATTTTTTGATTAAGCAATCGGTGAATTACTCAGACAAAAACTTGTTGAGAACCTTTTTGCTTCGAGATAACTATGACAATGTTATCTCGTTTGTCTCTTTTTCAGCGAGCAATCAGATCCTCTACAAGTCATTTAAGAAAGCCAAACCAGAAATTCCAACTATAGGTAGAAACCTCCCATTGCCGTCGATAGATATCGTATACTTTGCAGTTGATCACAGTTATCAGAATCAAGGGATTGGTAGTTTATGGCTAGGAAAGACTTATACTTTTATATCTGCAATTTCACAATTGTTAGGCGCTTGTGTCGCAAGTGTGAACTCACTGTATGATGCTGTTGATTTTTATACGAAGCGTGGTTTCATAAGTGTCGGCGGAGGTCAATCAAAAAAGTTTGGGAACGAGTGGCTTGCCATTCCAATAAATGATGTGTCAAAGCTTAAAAGCGACCTATAACTCCTCGGCCACAACGGCCGGGGCTTTTTTGTATTCAGCCAACGCTCAGTTAAATATTTCAACGTTTTCATCATAGCCGTTGTCATCGTCGCAAGCTGTCGTTGCGCCAGCCAACAAAACGATGAGTAAGATGGCAATTATCTTTTTGAGCATGATGACTCACATCCTTTGCTTGGTATGCGATACAAGCCCCACTCTCCGGCTTGCACGGGGACGCCGCTTGCGTGGGGGAAGGACTTTTTTGTGTATTATCAATTATCATGATTGTAGTTTCTTATCGTTTTGTGAATGAGACGGATGGCATTCCTCCGATAATCACGGTGTCACCCTTTTTCAAATTGACGTTTACCTTTGGCACCTGACCAGCGGATGAATCGGATCCTAAAACTTCATTGATGTCTGTGCCAAATAGATTCTTAGGTTGAACAAAGAAGTTACCGGATGCGCCTGCTGCTGGGGACACCGTATATTTGCCTTTCTTGATATCCTTACCAACAGTCCAATATCCCGTGCCGAGGCTGCTGGTATTTTTCTTATTACGCGATGTTACGGGCACAAAGTGTGCTGATGTCATGCCGGAAATCTCAACCTGGTCGCCTTTTTTAAAGGTGGCTGTTACGGCAGATGTGGTTGCAGACTCATCTGATCCCAAAATCTCATTGACGTCTTGTCCGTTTGATTTCTTCGGCTGGTTGAGAAAGTTACCCGTGCCTGAAGTAGAACTGACCGTGTATCGCCCAGACTTGAGCTCCTCTCCAACGGTATATGTGCCAGGAATCAATGTTGCCTCAGCGGCTTTAGCTTGTGCCAGAGTCGGAGGAGTGATGAATATGGCGATTGCAGCTACCAAAACTGTGCCCAGCACCAGCAAAAAATGTTGTACTGACAATTTCTTTTTCATAATGAATCCCTCCAAAAAATTCAGCTTTTAACGTCGATCAGGGTTTGGACGTAAGATTGCCATATGGTTCAGCTTGTGTTGAGGAAAAAACTACAGTCCCAGAAGCTGCTTCTTTTTAGCATTGAACTCTTGTTCATTAATAATGCCATCATCTAAAAGAGACTTATATTTTCTAAGTTCATCTGGAGTATCCAACTTTGAAAATGATTGAACGCTTGTTGAGGGGGATAACTTGATGTCCATAATCAATTCGTTTATCAGGTCTGATGCTTTTCTAAAGTCATCGAATAAATTGCTGTTTGCTTTTCTAAAGTCATCGAATAAATTGCTGTTTAAAGATATTGTGTTTGGAGATTTAGCAGGATCAGTTTTTGAGTCAGAAGACCAATAATTTCGTGGTAGATTTTGAACTCCTCCCGCTGCTACTTCAAAGTATCCAGTCAATAAATGAGTATCAACTTCGACGTTTGTGATGTTTGCAATCGGCATTTTAAATCGGTTCTGGCCAACAAAATGACCGGTCATAAAGCCTGACTTAAAAATGTAAAGATATGACCTTGTCACAATCAAATATTCTTTGAATGCGCCTTTAAGAGCTATAAGTACCTCCTCGTTAGATTCCCAGTCGCGAGCTATGGCTATCTGCAACTTGCCAATTTCATTTGGTTGAATTAAAGCATTGGTTGCTAGTTGGAATGACGTTTTGTTTTCGCTTGTTAAATATTCTTTCCCTGAACGGCCACTTTCTAAAATCTCTTTGAATCTATCAATTGTGAGCTGTTGTCCATATTTAGTTGCTTCTAGAGTACTAAAGCCCGCTTGTTTCCAGTGTGGTACGCATACCCAAATACCATCGCTTAGCTCAACCTTCCCAGTAAAAGACCCAATTTTAATGCCATCCACACCGCAAGTGCAAGCCATATTTCTCCCTCCAAAAAATTCAGCTTTTAACGTCGATCAGGGCTTGGACGTAAGATTATTTGAATGCGTATGATCCGACAACTTTACCAATCACTTCAATATTGTCTGTGTCGTCAGCGTAGAAGTCCGGGTAGATACGTTCGCCAGTTTCTTCATCTACGTCATCGTTCAATGAGCGAAGGCAGAGACGGTTCTCTTCAAAAATAAGTTTCTTGATAAATGTCTTGTCATCAACGTCAACTACCGCGATCATGCCGTTAGTGACATCTTGTGTTTTCTGAACAAAGACGAGCTCACCATCATCATAGGTAGGGTGCATACTGTCGCCGACAACTTTAAAACAGTAATCGTAGTGAGACGGAATAGCTGTATCCGGAATCTTGACTGTGTCCATGGGTTCATTACGATCATCATTAAAGGCACCATATCCAGCGGCCACAATACCATCAACCTCAACATTGAACTCTGGTTCATCGAGATTACGTTCTACACGCGCTTCATCTAAGCTGACAACGTTGTCTGGATTTTGCTGTTCATTGAGCTGCTTTTCCGCGTACGTGTAAACTTTCTGCTGACGTGCAGGGTGGAGTTTCCGCATTGTATTTGTAGTTTTCTCAATCACGGTGTTGTCAGCACTCTTCGACAAGTCTTTATTCATCATGTCGTCTAACTTTACACCGAACATATTGGCAATATCAGCAAGGATTCCCGCTTTTGGAGTATACTTGCCAGACTCCCATTCACTGACGGTAGAAACGCTTCGGTGGATCATTTCAGCGAATGTCTGCTGATCATAGCCGCGTTTTGCGCGCAGATACTTTAGATTTTTTGCAAACATGTCAAGTTCCTCCTTATTTCTATAGGAACAGTATAACACCACTTCGGAAAAACGGAAATATATTTCCGAATTTAATTTCGGAAAAACAGAATTTTATTGTTGACTTCGGAAAAACCGAACCGTATTATATAGACATAAAGAACGAAAGGAGGAAACAGCAATGAACGAAAAATCTGAGAAATTCACGCTTCGTCAATGGCGCGGAATTCGAGACATGCGAGTCAATGAGCTGGCGACTGAGTCTGGCTTAACAGTGAAAACGATTAATAACTATGAGCGTGATATTGATCGTCTTCGCGGAGCCAGTTATAAGAACTTAGAGGCTATTGCAAAGGCTTTAGGGATTTCGGTTGGGGATATTTTTTTGTCACCAACTTCGGAAAAACCGAAGTACCCAGTAAAGGAGGCGGTATAGATATGAACGAATTAAAAGTAATCGGCCGTGAGCATATCGGCCATATTGAGTTCACCGGTATCGAAGGCGGGTTCGGTGAAGACAAAAAGGCGATGTTGGTTAAGGACATCGCGTTGATTCACGGACAGCCGTTGAAAGAAATCAATCGACGCATTAATGACAATCGCAATCGTTTTAAAGACGGTATCGACATCATTGATTTTCTAAGTGGGTCTGAGCCACTTAGAAAGTTTGCCGAAGAAAATGAACTTATTGGCAGCAATCGTACTGAACACGTTTATCTTCTATCCGAACGTGGGTACTCTAAGCTGCTGAAGATCCTTGAAGATGACAAAGCTTGGGAAGTATATGACCAACTTGTCGACGGTTACTTCACCATGAGGGCAGAAGCCAAGGTAACTAAACCGCGTATCGATTCCGACAAGCGGCTTGAAATTATGAGCGAAAATGCGCAAACACGCAAGGGAACATTGCTTTACCGGATTGCAATGCAAACAAAATCAGAGTCGGCTAAGCAGGCGTTGCTTGCGAAAGCGGCTGAATCAATCACTGGCGAGATGACTATTCCGATACTACTTAAAAAGGAATACAGCGCCGGTGAGGTAGCCAAAAAGGTACATGCATCATCTGGACAGATGGTTGGCCGCATTGCTAACCGACTGGGAATTAAGGCCGAACAGCCAGGGCAAAACGAATACGGGCGATGGGCTAACAGCAAGTCTCAACACAGCGACAAAGAAGTCCCTCAATGGATGTACTTCGAGCAGGGCGTTAAGGCTATTGCCGATGAACTGAAGCGAGCTAAGGGGATGACAGTATGAACGAACCACAAACGAATTCAAATGTTGAAAAGACTATTGAAGAATTAAAAAAGGTGCTGCGTAAACAGCACCTCACATATAGCCAAGCGAGAAAAGCCCTTAACGAGGTTATATGGTTATTAGCCGACGAGGCAGATCGCAGAATCATTAGTCAAGCAACTACTTCCCCGGATCATTCAGATAGCCGGCGGCGGCAAGGGCTTCTATAAGACGGCGAGTGTAAATCGTTGTGTAGTCGCGGCTCTCCTGCATCATCCATTGTGCGAAGTCATCTATACCCATTTTGCCATCATCATCGGTATAAGCGGCCACGCGTTCTTGCAACTTCTCCGTCGTTAAATCTGTGGCGTATAGGTCATCGTTAATGGTCTCGATGATGGCAGTCAACTTATCAGAATCAAGTTTCATTTCATCACCTCCTTTCGGGTTTCATTATCCGTCAGGAGGCGATCACAGGAAAGGAGGAAATGCCATGCCACTGTTGCAGGTTGTTGAAGATGATCAGATTTCAAGCAAAAAGTATTTAGCGGTCGATGAAGAAGAACTGGCAAAGATGATTGAGGAGAACCAAGAACTCAAACGCAAGCTAGCAGCACAAGGCATGTGGACGCTCACCACCGCAACAAGCTATGTCGAAGGGCATAACAACACGTGGGTAGTTAACAATATCTTGAACGTCCCACGCTTCCACAAGTTCTTGCAAGATACCGTGGTTTCATATCCACCACCTGGCAAAAAGGGGTATCTGTTTCATCCGAAACCATGGCTCGAGTTCTTAGACAAATGGTTCCCAGAGATTTCAAGGTCACTCAGAGAGAAGGGCAAATAATGATTGGTTATTTACTAATTGCTGGTGGCTTCGGCGTGATCGTTGGTCACTGCTTAGGCCACAGCGGAAATTGGAGGCAGTGGATTGAATAAGGAGGAAGCAACGTGGATTCACAACTAAATGGAAATATTCACCATTTTTCTAGCAAGAAAATTAGCTTAGAGAAGATCAAGCCGATAATTGATAGAGCCAACTGTGAAGTGAGCTTTGAAGATTCTAAGGGTGCAGATTCTGTACTGGCAACTCTGAAAGAAGTAAAGCCTGTTGTCACAATTAATTCCGACTTTTCCGGCCTTTATCACGTTTTACGGGTGGATGCTTAATCATTAACCGAGAGTATATAAATTGTACGACTAGGTCAAGATATGCCTTTAAGGTTTCTAAGTCCGCATATTTTTGGCTTTTGTCCCAATGCGCAAAATTGTTCCCGAAAGTTCGAACCACATCAGCCGGTATCATTGCATTTTCGTCATTTCCAAAGAACTTATCAATCGCTCTGTTTAAGTTGAGGCGTGAGATGTCTTCTTTTGAGGATAGTTCAAAGTCAAGGGCATAATCTTTTATTAAAAGTTCCATGGCTGAACGGTATCCTATTCCAGCGAGATTGGCGTAGCCGTTCTGTTCGCTCGATAAAGAAGCCTGATACATGTCGATAAATTCTGGGGAAAGGTCCTTTAGTAATTGGTCGAATTGTCTTAATTGCGTTTTCGGATAAGCGGCAATCAATCTAGTTCTGTCATTTGAAACTATTTGCAAGGTTAAACAATATTTAAAACAAATATTGCATTTGTGAGTGAAAAAATAAAAATATTCACCCTCCTCTGAAAATTTATTTCGACAAACACTTGTAGGACCAAAACCGACTCCGCAATTTGGACATAGGGCTGGTATTTCAATAGTATGCCAGTTTTGTGAAAGCTCGTTTGAAAAAAATTCGGGTGAGGAAAATAGAACTTTAACATCTTTTGTCAGATACACATTAATCACCTCTTGAACATTCTAGCATTATGCGCACTTTGGTTCACCAATCGTGAAAATGTAATTGAAAAAGGAGGACGTGGATTTATTCGTTCAAAGTATAAAAGATACAAGAAAACCACATGCAACGAAATAATTGGCAAAACAAAAAGCCGCTAAGCGCTGTACCGCTTAACGACCAAAGGAATGTGGTATCAAATGAGTGACCTCATTATACCACAGAAAGAAATGAGGTAAAACAATGGCCAGAGAAATTGGTAAGCAACTTGATCGCCTTGAATCACTTGCATACAAAGTAAGAACTGATCAGTACCTTTTGGATTATTTGAGAGAATGGGCAGAAACCAAGTGCGATCTATTCAGGGATGATGATCCTCACATGACCGATGGTGAGAAGATTCAAGACCGGCTGTTCCTAAAAGACAACTTTAAAAAATACATGGATATCTTGGGTCAAACATCACTCGACATGATCAAATTCGAAGCAGACTTAATGGATGTTCGCCAAAATATTGCCGATCAATACTTCAACAAAGACGGTGTCGATCATGAATGAAAGCCCTAGTTACTATGCCATCATTCCAGCAGGTGTGCGCTATGACAAACAGCTACCACAAGGAGCAAAGCTTCTGTACAGCGAAATCACGGCACTCAGCAGTAAGAGCGGCTCTTGTTGGGCGAGCGATCAATACTTTATGACTTTGTACGAGGTAGGTCAAACCACTATACAAAGATGGCTACGTGCTTTAGAAGACAGCGGATATATTGAACGTCATGTCAAATACAAAGACGGTACCAAAGAAATTGAAAAAAGGTATATCAAAATTCGTACAGACCCTATGCCCAAAAATGGTAATACCTATAGCCAAAAACGGGTATACCCTATGCCCAAAAACGGGCAAGAGAATAATACAAGTATTAATAAAAACATACGTGCATCCAGCACGTTAGAGAGTGACTTTGAAAAGCTCTGGAAACTGTATCCAAAGAAGATCGGCAAGAAGCCAGCATTAGCTGCTTACAAACGAGCAATGAGTAGAAAGAAGAACCCTGCTACCAACAGACAAATTCAGGATGGCATTGTGGCTTATCGACAGCTAATCAATAGCAAAGGCACAGAGAAGCGGTTTGTCAAAGACGGTAGCACTTTCTTCAACCAAGAGGCATGGAACGATTACCTTGAGGTCGTAAAGGAAGAACGAGATGAGCAGGAAGCTCGAAAGCCTAAGTTCGATCCCAAGAAAACTGCTATTGCAATGTATATCGACTACAACAGCCCTGACCGAGTGCTTGAAGAAATCCAAGCGCAGGGCATCCCGATCAATCCAGAAGATGCTAAACGTTACATTGCTGAATACGATGAAGGGAGGCAACAAGCTTGACGAAAAAGCTTTATGACCCTAGCAATCCTGAACCACATGTCATGTATGGCTTATATACGAAGCCGGAACTCATCAAGTCTGAATGGATTGATCCTAAATGGTTTAACAGCCAGCAATACGCTGCAGTAGTTGCCTACATGAACAAGTTGCCAGGTGACGTTGACACGCTGGAATTACAGGATGGTTTTGATACAGCTCATCCTGGCGTGATGTCAGTAGCAGATTGGCAATACATTATGACCAGCGATTTTGACACCTCACGCTTTGACTGGTGGGTAGGCAAGCTAAAGCGGGATTATTTCCGTAGTCAGCTCATTCAAACAGCACAAGCGTACTCGGAAGAACCAAGCGAGGACAATCTTACCGCGATGATGGTTGCCTCACAGAATGCTACTGCTGCCAGTCAGACGGTAACTGAAAGTAGCATTGCAGATTTGGCAGCGGCCATGGAGGACAAAATGATACACGGTGCTGCTGACAATGGTATTAAAACGTACTTCACTCTTAACAATATTCTTGGTGGTGGTTTGATGCCGGGACGTTTGTTGACGATTGGTGCGCGCCCTGGTGTCGGTAAATCAGCATTCGCGGTTAATCTCATCGTTGAGGCTTTGAAACAGCAACCAGAGTTAACCATAGACTTATTTTCACTTGAAATGTCAAATGCAGAAAACTATAACCGCTTGTTGGCCTGCAAGACTGGCATCAGTGCTGGTAAATTCATCAACCCGCAGAAAAGTCTAAGCGATGCTGAGAAGGTTGAGGTTGAAAAGGCAGGGAACGTCCTTAAAGACTATCACTTGCAGCTTTACGACAAGCAGGTGGAATTACCGCAGATCGTCAAAACAATGCGGCAGCGAGCCGCTGATGCAGATAAAGGCTACCTTGCGATTGTTGATTATCTCGGGCTGATTGGTGTTCGTAGCCAAGCCGATCGCCGTCTGCAAATCGAAGAGATCACCCGTCAATTCAAAGTGCTGACCAACGAGCTTGGTATCCCGATTGTTTTGCTTAGTCAATTATCACGAGGTATTGAGAATCGTCAGGACAAGCAACCGGTACTCTCAGATTTACGAGAGTCGGGATCAATTGAACAAGATAGCAATGCGGTTGGATTCCTTTGGAACAGTGATCGGCAGAATGAAAAATCAGACATCCGTACCGTGACTTTGACAATTGCCAAAAATCGTGAAGGAGCGCTTGGTAGCATTGATTTTCACTTCTTCGCACCAAAGTTACAGTTCAAGGTGGCGTATTGATATGGCTTATCCAACTATGACACTTAAAGAGTTCAATGCGTACATGCAGGAGGGACATTATCAATACTCGCTGTTCATCATTCTGCAGCTTGATGAAGCCATGGAATATTTAAAAAAGGCGCAACAAGCCGATGCTGATATGAAGAAGTTTTGGTACCAGTGGGCGTACGTGACATTGGTCGATGCGTTAGAGACGGCTGAGTCAGAATATTATGGTGAAACTAGTGCATATTTACCGACAAAAGAAACTGATCCAGTAACGCGAGCTTATTGTCAAAACACATACGATATTTGGCGAGGATACTTGCAAAAGCTAAACGTGAGTTTACCAGAACAAAAATTTTGAGGAGGCAAAATCATGATTGAGCATAAGGACGTGAAGCCAGCGTGATAAGGCTAACGATACCTGGTAACCCAGTCCCACAAGGACGGCCGAGGTTCACGCGAATGGGTCATGCTTACGACCCGACTAAATCAAGAAACTACAAGCAGCACGTTAAGAGCGTGGCGTCAGAACTAAATATTGAGCCTCTAAGCGGCCCAATAAGGGTGGCAATGGAAATATACCGTCCGCTCCAAAAGTCTGGCAGTAAGGCCTTAATAAGGCAGAAAAAAGAAGGCAAAGTTAGGCCAACAGTTAAGCCGGATGTAGACAACTACTACAAGTCTGTATCAGATGCGCTTACCGGTATTTTATGGCAAGACGACAACCAAATAGTCGAAATCCATGTTGGCAAATGGTACAGCGATCAACCACGTGTTGAGATTGAAGTCGAAGAGATCGATTAAGGAGAAAAAATCATGAATAAAAAATTGACATTTACAGTAACTGTTTTAGCAGGACTTATGTTTGGTGCTGGTGCAACCACAATTGCCGACAATGTTTGGCAAGGTCACCAGAACATCGTGGAGACCAAAAACAATATCGACAAGCTGACGGCTAAGATCAACGCTTCACAATATAGCTTGTCCGATTTGCAACATCAGTTGTCTGACGCACAGGCACAGTATGCGGCCCTAAAACAGCAATACGACAACGGCATGGCAAGCAAAGATGCCCAGATTCAGCAAAAGATTGTTGAAGGCCAGCGAGCGGTTGCCCAGAAACAGGCTGAGGTCAATGCAAAGCAGCAGACCATCAATGACCTTACATCACAGTTAGAAGCCGCCAAACAGGCAAACAATGACTTATCACAGGCCATCAAAGACGCACAGAGCATCAAGGACTATTCCGATCAGGCTGTAAAGTCAGTCAGCGCGAAATGAGAGGCACTCAAATGACGACCAAATTCACAGCAGATGTCGTTCACAAACTGTTAGGCGTTCGCGAGGCACAGCAGGCGCCATCAGCATTGATGAAGATTGTCATGGATCAGCAAAAGCGTAACGAGCTTTTTAAGCAATTCCTAGATGTCAGCACAGACGTATCGCATGACTGGTTCTCAGAATATTTCATGAGCGTTCAAGCTGACCGCAAAGACAAGAAACAAGACTTCACCCCTGAAAGCATCAGCAAGCTCGTGAACATGCTCGTTGGATCGAACGACAGTAGCGAGTATTACGAGGTTGCCGCTGGGACTGGATCAATGATGATTCAACGATGGCAACAAGACCGTCTGAAGCATAAGCCGTGGGATTACCGGCCAAGCATGTATTTTTATCACCTTGAAGAGCTTGGCGATAGCACGTTGCCGTTTTTGATATTCAATTGTGCCATTCGCGGTATGAACGCAACAATTGTTCATGGTGACAGCCTGACACGTGCTGCTAGACAAGTATATTTCATTCAAAACGATGAAGACGACTATTTGCATTTCAGCACAGTGAATGTGATGCCACACAGCAAAGACGTTGAGCAAGAATTTGATATTCGACAATGGCTAGAGCCTGAAAAAAATCACATTGAATCAACAGAGATACCCGCAAGATACAACGAAGTCATTCAGGAATTAGCAGCGGGAAAGGAGGCCGACCAATGAAAACAGGAGACGACACGTTCGATGACATCTACGTCAGCAAAGACACTGGCAAGGTTGTAGGCGTCATGTATGAAGATGTGGACTACAAACTAGTGCCAATCAAACAGGAGGACGAAAAATGAACGAAGAAAAACTGTATGCGGTTAAGAACGCAAAGGGACGTTATCTATCCTTTAGTGATGACCAACATTACCGTTGGCGTGAAGGTCAAATAGCTGCCACTACTAGCCAAAGAATAGCCCACGACCTTTGCACAGAGCATGGTGGCCACGTTGTCACTTTGATTGAGGAGCCTGAAAAGGTAGTGCTAACCAAAGAGCAAGCCGAAATCGTTGAAGGGGCAAACAAGTCTCAATATCCAGCAACCTATATTTCTAACTATACTAATGCTTATTACGTCGAGGAAAGCCTGCTTATTAATGCTTATGTCAACGGCTACACCGTGGCAAAGGAGAAGAAATACAACGTCAAGGTGCCACATACCAAAGATGTTTGGTATTACAAGGAGAGTGAAGCATATTTGCTGACGATTTGCCTAGTGGATAAAAAACTTCGTGGCACGTTCACCGAAGCAGAGATCGAGCATTACGGCTTGCAAGACTGCGAGAAAGAAGAGGTGACTGACGATGGCATTCGTTGAGCTTGAAAGTGGTGATTGGATAAACCCTGATTTTATCGAGACCATATACAAGATGGACCAAAGTGATACCAGATGGGAAGTTGGCCTTAGTCACGGAGAATTTGACCACATCGACAAGATCACTGACGCCGATCGTGCTCACATTCTGAAAACCGCGGGGTTCGTGAAGATCAAAAAGGAGAATAGCAATGGCAAATAAGTATGAGTGCCAAGATATGTTTTCACACGAGGTCATCGCGACATTCGATACCTATGATGAAGCCGACAACTTCATGGACGCAGCGTATGACCAGCCCGATTGGTGGACGATACCAGCAATGACGATTATGGAGGTGACTGACGATGAGCAATGAGACGAAGCGGAACGTGTTCGAGGACTTAGTCGAAGAACTAGCAAATGCATACATTGCCTTGGACGGTGAAGGAATTGGCGAAGATCTTACTAACGAAGACAAACAAGCCTATCTGAAAGACTATGACATAGCCTTGCCAGATGATCTGCCGGTGATTCCGAAAGAAGTTAGTGAATATATTCAAGAGCGTAAAGCCGCGCATGACAGCCTTGCATTCGCACTAACTGCACGTTTTATACCAAATGAAGTCTTTGAGTGGATGTTTACGGTTACTGGTGATCCTGATACCGAATTGAGTCAGATCGAGTATGTGAAACAGCAAGATACTTTTGCACGTGCATGGGTGCTAGGTGTCTGGCGCGTTGAGGAAACCGGCGAAATCGTGAAATTGGAGGCGGAGAAATGAACCCTTTTGATTCTTTTGAGTATGGTTCAATTATGGAAACAGCGCTAAAAGGCTACATTTTGCCTGACAATATGGACGGATATACAAGTCTGGGTACGCTGATACAAAGTTTAGAAGAAGAATGCGAAGCCGAAGAGATTGATGAGAACGGTCTAATTGCTGAAAAAGACCTACCAGCATTCAGGCGTATGTGGAAAGAATCACCCGCAGAGTTCGTTGAAATAATCGCTGTTGAATGGGTAAGCACCATGGAAGAAATCGTGAAATTGGAGGAAGAAAAATGAGTAAACATTTTGAAGAAATGAGCCAACTGGAGAGGATTGATAAAAAAATGAAATTCAAGATTGTGGGCCGCAATGGCGAAACCAAAATCAAGGAATTCAGGTCTCAGTACGAAGCAGATTTATACTGCGAGCGTCTCAACCATGAGCGGTTGGAACGCCTTGGCTTGATTGAGCACCTGAACACACCAGCAATCGAATTTGAGTAGGAGTACATCACCATGAAGACATACACCAAGCGGCGCTGCGGAAGGAAAGCCAGGATGTATTGAGCAATGTGGAACATGGAGAAATCGTGAAATTGGAGGACGGATAAATGAAGAAAAAGATCAAGCACGCCATTGCCTATATTATTTTAGCGGTTTGGGCGGGTGTCATCATTTACGGATTTACCAATGTGCTTTGGGATTTCCTTGTTAAGCCTTTCATCGAGATTGGGATAGTTAAATCATTGACTACCTTGATCTTCGCAATTGGCGCAGCGACAGTTGCATGTTTCGTTTTTTGGGCAGGCAAAAAGTTGATCGACTGGCTACTAGAAGAATAGAGGCGGAGAAATGAAACGAGAGATTAAGTTCAGAGAGAATCCGGAGCTATTGGAGGGAAAACAATGACGAGGAAAATTAAAGTATTCAGCTTATATTCGCACGATGAAATCGAATCCTTGAACGGCTTACTTAAAACACATTCAAAAGCAAAATTAACCTATATGACTCCAGCCAATGGTTATGGATCAGGTGGAGCCCTGGCAATTGCTGACTATGAAGATGATGAAGAGAACGATGAGGTGGAGGTGACCGAGCATGACTAATCAAATGGCTGGTGACATAAGCACCGTGTTAATTTTTATCGTCGCCGCAGCACTGTACGCGTGGAAGATATGGCTAGATCACAAGTGAAGGGGGAGATAAGCATGACAGCACACAAATACTACAAGCGCATCCTCTGGTGGCATGATCGTTGATTGCCGTCATGCTGATAATCTCAGGTGCTGCAATGTGGATGTGGGCTAACTGGAAAAATAAGCATTAGGAGGTGAATGATTTGGACAGCAAACGAACATTGGCCGAAAACCTTAGGAAGAATATATACGATCTGAACATGACGCAAGCCAAATATGCAAAAGAGATCGGAATACCCATCACCACGCTTCAATATGCAATCTCTGGGAATGGCAGTGTTTCACTTAATACCTTGGACAAAATCGCATATGGAGCTGGGATTGATCCATGGGAGCTCATTTGGCCTTCTGAAAGCAAATAAAAAAGCGCGCCTGATGAGGGACGCGCTGGAGGCAGATTAAGCTAAGAGATGTAAGTAATGAATTTCGCCACAATAGAGGCTGCCTCCTTAATCAGTGTAGCAAACACAAATATCGAAAGTACACAAAAAAGCACGCCGGATTGGCGGCGCGCTGGAGGCCAGTGTGTGAATTGAACCAGGGTAATAATCATTTTGGAGTGGGCCTCCGAAGACAGTATAACAAAAAACCGCCGGATTAGCGACGGGTGGAAGACAGGGACTTTTATGCAATACATGGCTTTTGAATAATGGAACTTAAGCCACCATCTTCACAAACAGTATAACAAAAGCGCACCACGAAGGCACGCTTATCCCCCAAACTTTTACAAAATCAATTATACCATAAGGAGTGGACGCAGTGGTGCGAGCAACGAGATATTTTAGCCCAATTGATCATGACAAAACAATTGAAAACGCCAAAGAGGTCTTGGGGAACTACTGGCATCACAAGCGGCTCGCTCAACGCACCAAAATAGCGCTCAGAAGCCCCGTGATGGACGGCATGCCTAAGTCACCTAGCTATGGAAATAAAGCCGAGGACAAGCTCGTATCGCACGCTGACGAGCTGTACTATATAGCGTGCTGTGAAGGCGCTATTGAATCTATAGAGAATGAAGACTACCGGATCATTTTAGTTGAGAGCTATCTGACTCCAAAGACGACACGTAAATCCAGCCTTCAGTTAGCTAATCACTTGCATGTTGACCGAACGACCCTTTGGCGACAAACACAAGAAGCTCTCTATGCTTTTGCTGAAATATGTCCGCTAGTGAAACTAGATGCAACATCCGTGCAACAATGATGCAACAAAAAACACGCTTTTCTGCCTTATTATGTTATTGTGCCAAAGGTGAGAAACCTGAGACACCGCGTTTTTCCTCCGAGCCATGGTGATGATAAAGCTGTGGCAAGGTAATCCCGATGTGGAAGCCGCGTGCGGCTGTTGGTTCGATTCCAGCGCGGGATAGTTCGATGAAAAATTCATCAGAACGCAATGTGCTGTATCGTCTGTTACGGCTAAAAGCCACTCTTACCGTTGAGGGGACGATAAACGGACAGCACAGAGGCCTGTAGCTCAGTAGGTAGAGCCAAGAGTCGCGGGTTCGAACCCCGTCCGGCCTCATTGTCCAGTTTAGCGACCGGACACAGCTTGCGATGACCCCATCTGACACTGGGAGAGCGAGCAAATCGCTGTGGCGGAATAGGTAGACGCCAACCAGTACATGCGCATAGTTAGAGGGGCTGGCAATGGCCCATGTCGGGTGCAAATCCCGACCAGCGATATAATTGCGGGTATCCTTTTAGGAGGGCTGAGGAGAATTCCCTCAGCTTTACGGCGTGCTACAACACCGGTTGCATATAAAGTTGACCCTTGCAGATTATTTTTTACAGGCTGAGAAGCCCAGATGGACTTTCGTCTTGGGAAAGCACCAGACGTGTTTGTGATGGCGCTGGTACGGGGTCTCGGCCATCAATCATGCGATCAGCAGACAAGTAAGGCATTGTTACCGGTTACGCAATGCTGAAACAGGACGGTGCAACTCCGTCCGATCGCTTTGGAGCTTGTCACTCCAAGAACTTTAGATATCACCTCAATGTAGTATTCCTGTTCTAAATGGAGTACTATTTTTTTGAGGTGATATCTATGACAGAAGACTACAATGATGAAATTGATTTTTTAGAAGACGAAATTAAAAGTAAAAGTTTCGTTAGGCACTCTATTTATGAATTAAAACAAAAAGCGATCGAATTGGGCCTTAACCCAAAAAAAGTCCAACATTTGCTAGATATTCTTTTTGATTCTCAGATTATAACCTTTTCACCACAATTGGGCATTGGCGAGGATGCACGCCCACTGCATTTTGGACCAGCTAGCAAAACTATTAACAAATTAGAAACAATCAGAAAAGGCTAAAAATTATATTTTCATTTGCTATTTATGCAAATACTGATATGCACTCCGCCAAACGGTGAGGTGCTATTTTTGTGCAAAAAAAAGCCCTCGCTCTGGGAAAACGAGGGCCAATCACTTTTTGGAGTGTGAGAATGAACTCACTAATTCAGTGTAACACAATACTTATAATAGGCACATAAAAAAGCTCTCGGGGCCGAATCCGAGGGCTTAAGAACTCGGGAAGTTCTTTATGAGGAAGCTGAGCAGAATCTCTAAACTTCTCACAATTATTATATTTCAGGAGGCGAGTAGATGCAATGGACAGATGAACAAATCAGCGGCATTAGGAAGCTCGCCTCTGAAGGCTTTACCAGACGAGAGACGGCAGACAAGCTCGGAATTAGCTATGATGCGCTTCAAGGCAAAGCAAGACGGCTTGGCATCGAGTTCCAAAAGCCATTGAAGAATGAATACGATTCAGACGGTACACAATCCAGTGAGACGATCCTAAAAGTTGTCAGCGGTCACAAAATGACGCCTAGAGAGGTTTTGGAAGCTCACGGGTACGATTACACCAAGTGGGAGCTTGTACGTGCCACAAGCAATTTTTGGAAGCAGACGCCTGAAGCAACATTGTACCAGAGCAAGATACAAATCAGGCCGTTAGTTGAGGCTGAACAATATGAATCATTGATGAATGACATCATCACACACAAGGAGCCGTACCAAGCTAAGGCTCCTATTTTTGTGGAATCAGATCGCTATCTGGTCATTCCTGCTTTTGATACACATTTCAACGGTCACACATTCGACATCTATGCGGAATCTCTTAAACGGCAACTAGAAATCATTCAACGCGGCCACTACGCAAAGATATTGCTCATTCTGGGCGGTGATCTAGCTCACGTGGACAATATCAACTCGACCACAGCAAAGGGCACACAGCTCGAAACAACCGACCTAGGAGAGACCGTTAATGAAATGGAGCAATACTTCGAGACACTGATTGAAGCAATCATTAAGAACGCCAATGAGTGTGAGGTCATGTATTGTGCCGGAAACCATGATCCGTCAGTTGGATATATGTTCGCACGTCTATTGAAACGCGCCTACAGCAACCAGCCGAACATCACTTGGGACATATCGCTGAAGCATTACAAAGGCGCAAGGTTAGGCCACAACTTCATTGGTGCCACTCACGGAGACAAGGGCAAGAACAACTATCTGGCCAAGTATCTTGATGAGTTTGGTTTCATGTTAGGCACAGCGCAGAATCGCGAGCTGTTTACGGGGCATCTCCATTCAGAGATGAGCAAAGACCTAGGCGGATTCGTTCAGCGTCAAGTATCAACGCGCAAGCCAACCGATCAGTGGACTGATGATATTGGCGTGGTTGCTCACAAAACTTTTGAGCTGGTCGAATATTCAGATCACAATACGACAGCGGTTTATTACGTTTAAGGGGTGATTATCATGAACGACAAGGAAATCTGGAAAAATGTTGTTGGATATGAGGGCTTGTATCAGGTGTCAAGCCTAGGTCGAGTGAGGAGCTTGGAACACATAGACTCGAACGGGCACCCCGTAAAGGAAAGGGTACTCGCCAGCTTTTCAAATAGAAACGGGTACCGCAAGGTCAATTTATATCGGGACAGAAACAGAAAGCAAGTGTCCATTCATCGCTTGGTAGCCGCAGCATTTTTAGACAATCCCGACAACTTGCCCGAAGTCAATCACATAGACGAAGACAAGTCAAACAACGCGGTATCTAATTTGGAGTATTGCACGGTGCTGTATAACAACACATACGGCACTCGTCTTGAACGCGTGGCAAAAGCGCTTGAATGTCCAATCTGTGCAATTACTAGTTCAGGACAGCGGCACTATTTCGACAGTGTGAACGAAGCTGCGAGAGTTCTCGGACTAAAACGCCAAGGTATAACTAACTGTCTTCACGGCAGGCGCAAGCACCACGGCGGTTTTTCATTCGAGTTGGCGGTGTAGGCTATGTCTAGCGGTATGCGAAGAGTGAGCTACGGCTATGTTAGCCGGACTGAGCGAGCTATTATTGAAGAAATAACGAGGGAAGAACGAAGAAAAATGCAGGCAATTGTCTATGTTAAACCCAGCTGTCAAAAGTGCCAGCATACGGTGGCTAAGCTATCGAAAGCGATGAGAGTTCAAACAGTGACGGCTGACGAGCGCGATATTGAACGTTTCCGTAAATGTGGCTATCAATCGTTCCCAGTCGTAACAGTCTACAAAGCGAACGGTACCCACGAAACGTGGTGCGACTTGCAGGTTGACAAGATCAAACAATACACGGAGGAATAGACATGCTTAAAGTAGTGAAACGACTGAAAGAATACTTCTTAGGTAAAAAAGGGACCGATAAGATAACCGTTACGATTGATGCGAACACCGATCCACTTATGGCCAAACTTGACAAGATCAAGAACACGGTCGAAAACATCAAGGCTGACGCAACACCGGAAGTTTCGCCAACCTTAACTGCGTATGGCCTATGTGATGCTAAGTTGCCTGAGATCAAAAGCGTCGAGATGCCTGATCATGTTGGATTCAGTGAGCCATTCATTGCAAAGCTAGACAAAGCGCTGACTGATTATCAGCAAAAGCAGGAGCAGTCATCGCAGCGTGCAAGCACTCCGCATGTTCGTATCGAATTAGATGACATTAATGATGTGCCTCGTGTTTGGATTGATGGCAAATATATCAGTAGCTTTCAGGATCACGGGCTAGTTCGTCTCAATCTCGAATGGAATGCTAACAAGGGACGCATCAAGCCTAATCATTACTACATCGAATACCTTAACGGTGAAGACACAAACCCATATCAGTACACAGGTATTGGGCAAACGAATGAAACCGACGAATAGTTCCGCATATCAAGATTGGAGGAAGATTTAGCATGTGCAATTTCCTATTACTGCTCACACTAATATTCGTGCTGGCCAAGCTATTCGGATTGATCGCATGGAGTTGGTTGCTAGTATTCATGCCGCTAATAGTGATTATTTCTGTGCCGGTGTTGATTATTGGATTGGCAATTGTCATTAGATTATACGTGGAGTGATGGGCATGACTAACATATCGTATACGGGAGATGCCCATGCCAAGTAAGAAGCTCGCCTTTATAAATGGCAGACCACAATTGGTTGATGCCAATGCTCGTGTTAGATCGGAGGCAGATAGGCAGTACAACCGTGTGCGGAATGAGCAGCAGTCGGACTACCTTAAGTTCTATCACAGTAATGAATGGAAGCAGCTGCGTGAGCAGATATTGATTAGAGACAACAGTTTATGCCAACGCTGTGGCCTGCAAGCCTCATTAGTTGATCATATTGTTCCAAGCGAAGATGACTGGGAAGACCGCACGAACGCGGATAATCTGCAGGCTTTATGCAGGGACTGCCACTATTGGAAGACGAGACGTGAGACAACCAAGCGTAAGAAGGGACAGCATCGAGCCATGAAGATTACAGTAATCGTTGGCTATCCAGCAAGTGGCAAGTCAACGTACATCAAGCGGCATCAAGGACAGCATGACCTCGTCTATGATTACGACCATCTCATGACGGCGTTAACAGGCCTGCCATTACATCAGGGCAATATAGACGCCAATGATTATGTGCAGCTAATCTATGAGCTGATACTGAGGAAGCTTAAAGCAGAGCAGACCTTTGACCATGTATGGTTAGTCATGACATATCCAGATGAGAAGCTAGACACGTTGCTTGCTAGTCGAGAGGTCGAACACATACTCATCGACACTGACCGAGACACATGCATGCAGAGACTGTCTAAGCAAGGTCGAGATGTGAGTCAACTCATCAAAGCGATGAACAAACTTGATGAATTGAAATCACAAAACAAATTTAAAAAATTCAAAGAAATAAAAAATTAAAAAATTCAAAGAAATAAAAAATTAAAAAACGAATTTTCGAGAATTTATCGGGCGACTTCACGGGCTGGAAACGGCTAGACCCCCCTTCCATTTTTATCGGGGGGTACATTTCTTGGAACGGAAGAACGGTCGGCCTGTTTTTTGCACCCCAAATTGTAACGATTTTTAGGGGGTAGGAGGTCAATAAGACTCATTTTATATAGATATTAGGAGGTGAAGTGGGAAATGGCTGGAAAATACAAAGTGTTGCAAATGTCGAAGGGTGATTTGACCAAAGAACGGCAGGAAGCCAAACTACATGCGGAATTGATGGCCAAAGATGGCATTCCAAAACTTCAGGTAACACCGCCTAATCATCTTGACCCAGTTGCAAAACAAGAATACAAGCGAATTATCGAATCTTTGGGGACCTTACCACTTAGAAATCTCGATCGCGCCGAGTTGGAAAATTATTGCACATGGTATTCCGTTTATAAAAACACTTCGGTCAACATGAAGCTGGCTTTAAAGAATGGAGATCAAGATGAATATTATGCATACGTTGGCATCTTGAATAAAGCCACAGCAAACATTAAAAGTCTAGCCAGTGATCTTGGCCTTAATGTCAACAGCCGGATGCAGATGAGCATGCCTAAGACCGAAGCACAGAAGAACGATTCAATCATTGATACTTTTGGCTAGACGTGATGGAGATGATGTTAGTTGGCAAAATTTAAGGATCCAATGCCTAATTTCATAAAACGTGTGCTGGACGGTCGTCTTATTACTTCTAAGGCAGTTAATCTCGCGGTGAAACGCCATCAAGAAGACTCGAAACGAACAGATTGGCGATGGCGTTATGATCCAAATCTAGCGGGAAAGGCTGTTAAATTTATGGAAATTCTGCCAGAACCAAAAAGTGGGAAACCACAACCATTAGCACCGTTTCAGAAATTCATTATTGGCAGTATATATGGCTGGGTTGATAAAGATGATTCAAATATAAGGCGATTTACCGATGTGTTCATTTCGATGGCACGAAAAAACGGTAAGTCGCTTTTGATTTCTGGCGTCATTCTGTATGAGTTTCTGTTCGGAAAGAATCCAGCCAACAAACGGCAATTATATACCGCTGCTAATGATCGTAAGCAGGCCGGCATTGTATTCGGAATGGTCAAAGACCGACTACGTGCACTCATGCGGAAAGATCCTGGTATCAAACGAATGGTTAAGATTACGCGAGATGAACTTGTCAATTTAGACGACGGATCAACAATTCGCTCATTCTCTCGTGATACAGGACTTGTCGATGGCTATGAACCCCATGTTGCGGTGGTTGACGAATATGCCAACGCTAAAACAACAGATATGATTGAAACCCTTGCTTCAGGGCAGGTGTTACTGCCTAGTTATCTGACGTTCATCATTTCAACGGCTGGATTCGACATGAACGTGCCGATGTTTCAACAAAATTATCCGTATGCCAAAAAGGTGTTGTCCGGTGAAGAAAAGGCAGAACGCTATTTTGCATTTATTGCTGAACAAGACAACGTACAAGAGGTTGATGACCCCAATTCTTGGATCAAATCGAATCCGCTACTTGACGTTGATACCTTAAACGGCCAAATCAGTGATTATCTGACGACTAAGTTAGCTCAAGCTCGTGCTGATGGCAGTCTGAACGCTAAATTGGTCAAAAACTTCAATATTTGGCGACAAGCTACAGAAGACAGTTATCTAGATTTCGACGCTTGGAAAGCGGCAGAGTTGACCGACAAGCCCGATATTCGCGGGCAAAGAGCATGGATTGGAATTGATGTCGGTCGTACAAGCGATCTATTCGCTATTTCTTGGCTGATTCCCCAGGAGGGCTGGTGGTGGCTTGATGGTTATGCATTTGTTGCTTCAAAAGGTGGCATCGATAACAAAATCAAGACAGATCGGATTGACTACTTGGCTGCTGAACAACACGGCGAAGGCGAGATCAGCAGCTTAGAGTCAGGTATCATCGACAACGATCGGGTATATGAATGGCTCGAAGACTTCATTGAACGCAATGACATAGATGTTCAAGGAATCATGTACGACCCTTATCAATTTGGACCAATGCTAACGGCAATTGAGAAGAATCATCCTGAGTGGCCGATGGTACAGGTGCGACAAGGAACGCTGACACTGTCAATGCCAACTAAGCAGTTCCGCGATGATGTTATAGGCGGGCGCATAAAGCATTCAGATAATCGCATTATGCAGGCCGCCGCAATGAACGCGGTTCTAATGTCTGACAACAACGGCGTCCGTATTAATAAGAATAAGTATGCTAACAAAATAGACATGATTGATGCCACGCTTGATGCTTATGCCATCGCTTTTAAGGAAGATTTGGACAACTATTTGGACGACGATCGTGTGTTTAGTGACGACTTTGGCTTTTAGGAGGTGAGAATGTGAATGGAAAACTAGCTAACTTTTTCAGAATTCTTGGCGCAAATATGGCTGGAATTGCTACTGTTTTAGGCTTCATTTTAGCTGGATATGGGGCTTTTTTGATCAATAGGCCTACTGGATTCATGGTTTGCGGCGGCTTGTTGTTTGTTCTCGCCTTTATTCTGCTGCTTCCTGATAACGAAGGGAGGTGAGATGAATGAAGCTATTTCGAGGATTGGCAACCGAAGTGGACCCTCACTGGGCAGATCATTTGCTTGATTCTGGAGTAATTCCATCATTTCGAGGTGGATATCTTGGCATTTCTGCCTTACGGAACTCTGACGTGCTTACGGCTGTATCGATTGTTTCGGGTGATGTTAGTCGTTTTCCGCTAGTAATCACGGACAGCTCAACCGATGAGGTTATTGACCTAGCCAATATTGAATACTTGATGAATACAAAGGTAAACAAGCGGCTGTCGGCTTATCAGTGGAAATTTTCCATGATGGTCAATGCAATTTTGACTGGCAATGCTTATTCGCGTATTGTGCGCGATCCGATAACCAACGAACCAGCTATGTTTGAGTTCTATGCCCCATCACAGACGCAGGTGGATACAAGCGACCCCGATAACATCATCTACCGTTTCACGCCTTACAACTCTAGTATGCAAAAAATATGTGGATTTGAGGACGTCATTCACTGGAAGTTTTTCTCATACGACACAATCATGGGGCGCTCACCGCTGTTGTCGCTTGGTGATGAAATTGGACTGCAGGAGTCAGGCGTTTCAACGTTACAGAAGTTCTTCAAGAGCGGCTTGAAAGGCTCAATTATCAAAGCAAAGGAGAGTCGCCTGTCCGCCGAAGCACGTCAGAAGATTCGTGAAGATTTTGAAAGGGCACAGGCAGGTGCTGATGCTGGATCGCCAATTATAGTTGACTCAACGATGGATTATCAGCCGTTGGAAGTTGATACCAACGTTCTTAATCTGATTAACAGCAATAACTATTCAACAGCGCAGATTGCGAAGGCTTTGCGGGTGCCAGCGTATCGATTAGCCCAAAATAGTCCTAACCAGTCTGTTAAACAGCTTGCTGATGACTATATTCGCAATGATCTTCCATTTTACTTTGAACCGATTACAAGTGAGTTTGAACTAAAGCTGCTTGATGACGCGCAACGGCACCAATATTGCATAGGATTCGACACAAAATCAGTAAACGGATTGCCGATTGCTGACGTAAATACAGCAGTTAATGGCGGACTGTGGACTGGAAACGAGGGACGTGCGGAGCTTGGAAAGAAACCGTTAAAAGACCCGAACATGGATCGTATTCAGTCGACACTTAACACAGTATTTCTTGATCAAAAGGAAGCATATCAAGCTGAACATGCAGCAGAATTGAAGGGAGGTGATACTAATGCCAAAGGAAATCAGAATGGCAGCGGCACCAATGCAAATTCGTGATGGTGATGATGATCATCCTGCCGTTATTGAGGGCTATGCCCTTAAGTTCGACAGGCAATCCGAGATTATGGGCAGTGGTGAGCTGAGTTTCCGCGAACACATTGACCCACACGCACTGGACAATGCGGACATGAGTAACGTTGTTGCGCTATTTAATCATGACCAGAACCAAGTGTTAGGCCGCACGGGAGTCAATTTAGAGCTGACGGTTGATGAAACGGGGCTCAAATATACGTTGACACCTCCAGATACACAGCTTGGGCGTGATTTGTTAGAAAACGTTCGTCGGGGAATTATCAGCCAATCAAGTTTTGCATTCACGATTGCACCAGACAAAGATGCACAGAAGTGGCAAAAATCTAATGAACGTGGTGTGAAGTATGACCGCACTATCAACAATATTGATCATTTGTTCGATGTCTCTCCAGTAACCACGCCAGCATATCCGGATACTGAGGTAAAGGTCGGAGCACGATCGTTGGAACAGATAAAAGCGCTAGATCAGCCGCCAGAATGGGAACTTAAGCGGCGTAAGATGCTTTATCAATTGAATAAAGAGGACTTGCTCAAAGGCATCGAATAATCGGTGTCTATTTTTATACAAAAAATAAGGAGGGTCACTAGATGACTTTAGATGAAAAATTAGCTGCTGTTAAAAAGCAACTTGATGAAAAGCGTTCAGCGTTGCCAGCTATGAAGACAGAACTTCGTTCTTTACTTGAAGGTGAAGATTCCGAGGAAAACCTGAAGAAGGCAGAAGGCGTTCGTGCCAAGTATGATAAAGCTGGCAAAGAGATCAAAGATCTTGAAGAAAAACGTGACTTATACGAGGCTGCGTTGAAAGGCAATGAACAGCCGAGTGGGAAGAAGCCCGATCATACGGAAGAGCATAGCTATCGCGATGCATTGAATGCTTATTTGCATACTCGTGGTCGTAATACTGATGGCGTCAATTTTGAAAAGACAGAAGCTGGTGAATTTGCGATTTTTCGTGGCAGTCCTACCGATGCCAGTGATGCTGTAAATGCAGGTGTTAAGTCAGCAGATGCGGCCGCGACCATTCCGGAAACCATTAGCAACAACCCGCAACGTGAATTGCAGACTGTTGTTGATCTGAAACCTTTCACGAACGTATTCCAAGCCTCTACACAAAAGGGCACTTACCCAACAGTTGCAAATGCTACAACCAAGATGGCTACTGTTGCCGAGTTGGAAAAGAACCCAGCAATGGCAAAACCGAACTTCAAATCGATCGACTGGTCTGTTGAAACGTATCGTCAGGCTCTTCCAGTTTCACAGGAATCTATTGACGACTCCGCAATTGATTTGGTTGGCCTGATTGCCCAGAACGCACAACAAATTAAGGTCAATACGACCAACGGTGCTGTTGCAACTCTACTGAAAGGCTTCACTGCCAAGACGATCTCTAGCGTTGATGATTTGAAGCATATTAATAACGTTGATCTAGACCCTGCGTATTCTCGTGTAATTATTGCTTCACAGAGTTTCTACAATTTCTTGGACACAGTTAAAGATGGCAATGGCCGCTACTTGCTGCAAGACAGCATCTTGACCCCGTCTGGCAAGAGCGTTCTTGGCATGCCGATTGCTGTTGTGTCTGACGACACGTTGGGGGCAGCAGGCGAAGCACATGCCTTTTTGGGCGACATCAAGCGGGCAATTCTGTTTGCTAACCGCGCAGACTTCATGGTTCGCTGGGTTGATGACCAGATTCACGGTCAATATTTACAAGCTGGTATGCGTTTTGGTGTATCCGCTGCTGACAAAAATGCTGGCTACTTCCTCACATACACCCCAAAAGTGTAACGCCTGACGGAGTGACTTTGAGCCAGAAAACGCTCACGGGTGGTGTCGGTGCCACAAAAGATATCACGGTGACAGTCACTCCTGATGGCGCTCCTCAAGCAGTTAAAGCTGTGTCGAGCAATGAAAAAGTCGCTACGGTTGTTAAGAAGTCCGATGGTGTCTACACTATTACCAATCTGACAGCGGGCACAGCGACAATCACATTTAGCACTAATGGCATCAGCTCAACGCTTGCTGTTACTGTTAACGCCGGGTAGGTGACTACTATTGGAAGATACTACGCTTGACAAAAGCCCACTGACTGATGAACAGTTTCAGGTTCTGAAAATGTACTTGAAAGTTGATCAGACAATCGAAGACCCAATGATTACGCAACTGGTGCATGACGCTTGTGGTGAAATCAGTTCGGCTATTAGTTTTGGATCAAATCCGGAACAATTTCTAAGCAATCCAGAAACTCGGGATCGTTTCTTCACAGCGCTCATGAAGCAAGTGAAGGAAGACTATGACTACCGAGGTATGGGTGCTGAAGTCATGCGCTTTCCGTTGCAAACATCAACCACAAATATCATCAATCAGCTTCGCTCAGAATTGCCGGAAGAGGATGGTGATTCTGATGCGCACTAATCGAATGACTGAAAGAATTGCGTTCGTCAGCTATGAGTCAAAAAAGGTTAACGGAGTTCCGGTTGATGGTGTGCTCGTTAAGCATATGACGGTTTGGGCGGAAGTTCCTAAGGTGCCAATCAGAGAAGCAAATGATCCACAGACAAAGTTGGGCACTCGCAAAGACAGCCCGACTTTTTTAGTGCGATTTTTGACCGCAGAGGAAATCCAACCAACTTGGCGAATTCAGTGGCGTGGGAAGGAATATCAAATCACGGGTCTTGATCCTGATTACGAGAGGCACGATCTGACAACGATTACGGCAAAGGTGGTGAGCTGATGGGCGTAAAAGTCACAGGGGATGCTGAACTGCTTGCTAATCTTAACAAGCTCCAATTTGGAGTTGCAAAAGAAGCACGAGCGGCTGTCCGAGATGGCGCACAAAAGTTTGCCGACAAGCTAAAAAGCAATACGCCTGAGTGGGACGGCGAGACTGATATGAGCGGACATCTGAGAGATGACATCAAACTTTCAAGTGTCCGTGAAACGAGTGGCTTAACAGAAGTAGACGTTGGATATGGTAAAGATACTGGCTGGCGTGCTCACTTTCCAAACTCGGGCACTTCAATGCAGGACCCGCAACATTTCATTGAAGAAACCCAAGAAGTCATGCGGCCAGTTGTTATCGCTGCTTTCCTAAGCCACTTGAAGGAAGGCGGGATGTAATGGCGCCTGAAAAACGTGTTTATGACATCCTGTCAGCCAATTTGGATATTGCTGACAAGGTGTATATAGGTACCCCGAACTTCAATAACCAGACTAGCGCAACTCCCGAGAGTCTAGCTCCATGGGTGAGAATCACTTATTTGCCCGGTGATGCTGCTGACTATGCTGACGATTCTAGGATTCTAGAGTATCCGAAAGTACAAGTAGATTTTTGGGTGGGTATAACGGACTGGGATCAACAAGAAAAGATAGAAACACAGATATATCAAGCACTACACGCGGCTGACTGGGAAAGGTATTATCGCAACTCCTACGTTGATGGCGATACCCCAGCCCTTCGCATGACAACAGGATACTTTCAGTTTCAAGGACTGCCGATTGGCTAGCCCTTTTCATTTTCCTAAAGGAGGATTTTAAATATGGCAGATACTGCTGTAACAACTAATAAGAAGTTAGCAAAATTTGGGGCTTCAGCCTTTGAATACGGGGTTGTCGGTGATGACGACTTTGTACAAAAAACACGAAAGATTCAAGGCTTATCTAGTGTGAAATTGGATATTAAAACAGAGCAAAAGACGTTGTCCGCTGATGACGGCCCGTACTTGATTCTTTCTGGTGGCATCACAGAAGCAACCGAAACAATCGAAATGTACGATGTTGATTCCGTTATGAAGTCTGATTTATTTGGCATTAAGGTTGTTAATGGGGTTGAAGTATATCCAAAGAATCTTAGCCCTAATTACGTCGCAACTTTGTTCCGTACGAAGCTTTCAAATGGCAAGTACGTTTGGGTTGGTATGCTCAAGGGAATGTTCTCACTTCCGAACGTTGATACCAAGACTGTTGACGGCACACCAGATCCAAGTGCTGACAGTATCGAAGGCTCATTTATTCCTCGTGGTGACCAAGACACTGGCAATGTTGTGTTGATTGGTCGTGAAGACAACGATGGATTCAATTTTGATACCTTCCACGGCTATGTATTCCCTAAGGAAGCTAAAGACGCCACTATTGTCTCAACTACTGTCCCAAAAGTGTAGTCGGTGTCGGCTTTGAGAACAGCTCGATTAACCTTGCGGTTGGCGCATCTACAGTGCTAAAAGTGCAAATTAATCCGGCTGATGCCGCAAATAAACAAGTTACTTTCAAAACGTCAGATCCCACAGTTGCCACCGTTTTCAGTGATGGAACTGTGGCTGGTGTAAAGGCAGGGTCTGCAACCGTAACAGTCACAACTGACGATGGTGGTAAAACTGCCACCGCAACTGTAACTGTGGCTTAGCAATGAACTCGTCGCCTTGTAAATGCACAATACGCGAACAGCGGGCGGCTTATACCTAAGGAGATTAAGCATGGCATATCAAATTAAACTAAATATCAAAGGCGAAACGTGCGTGTTCACACGAAATGGAGAGCCAACATTACGTGATACTACGAACGCCTTGAAAGTGCAGCAACAACAATTGCGCATGCTAAACCGTAAAGATGGCCCTTCAAACGATGATTACGATGAGAACGAGAAAAACTTAGCAAAATTTGCGGTTGATTTCTGGAAAAACCAGTTTACTACCGATGATGTTATTGATGGCTCTTCGATTTCTTTGAAATCGCTGGATTCAATCAATGATGCCATTGGCGATTCTCTAAGCGATGGTGAAGAAGATAAGAAGGACACAGCAAAAAAATCACCGAAGCGGACGTCAAAGAAGCCATTAGCAACCTTGACGACTTCTACAAAGCAAGGCTCTCTGAAGGCTACCGATTAGCTGACGTTGATGCTATGACGCTCCGCGATATTGAAAAACTTAACCAGATTTACGAGGAACGGGAGACCACGATCGACAAGGCCTTTCCGTTCCTTTTCTAGTTCTATGAAAGGAGGTAAAACATGTTAGGAAATCTCGGACAAATTGCGGCTACCGTAAGTTTGAACATTGATCCGTTTCAAGTAAGCCAGCGAGTTTTGAACTCTTCAATTAAAGCAACTGCCGCTGAGTTGCGGGCTCAAGATGCTGCGTTTAAGGGCTCTGAAAAGTCTATCAACAACATGCGTTCAACCTATGACACATTGAGCCGCCAGTCAAAGAACTACCAGGCTCAGCTTCAGAAACAGCGAGAACAGTATGATGAAAATTCGAAAGCGGTTGAAAAGCTTAATAAAAGTGAGACTGCATCGCAGGAAGAAATCAATCGTGCGACAAAGCTGCAAGCTAATGCTGCATCACAGTATAATCGGACTGCTGCCGCTGCTGCTCAAAATGAAAATCGAATGGCGGCCTTACGCAAAGAGATTGCACTACAAAGTGACGGCTGGACTAAAGTATCAAACGGTGCATCAAAGTTTGCGTCTGTCACTGAAAAGGCAAGCTCTAAGCTAACCAGTTTCGGATCAACGATGACAAGGGCGGTAACTGCTCCAATTGCCATTGGGTTTGTGGCAGCAGCTAAATCTGCTATTGATTTCAACAGCCAGATTCAAGCAATGGGACCTTTGCTAACAAATGGGGGTGCGATTACTGCCAAGTATCGTGCGCAACTTGATCAACTAGCATCAGCATCTAAAAAGTGGTCGGTTGAATATGGCGTTTCCACGGCTGCAATTAACGAAGGCATGTTAGAAATGATCAAACGTGGCTATACCGCTGCGCAAACATTAGGCGCAATGCCTGCAGTTCTCAATGCGGCAAAAGCGTCTGGCGATGACTTCAACGATGTTATGCATGTTTCTACATCCGTTTTGGAGCAATTTGGTCTAAAGACAGAATCAACAACGGGCATGCTTAAAAACACGTCTCGCGTTACAGATGCTCTTACCTATATTGCAAACGCTACTGCAGCAGGGTTCCAAGATATGGGCGAGGCAATGACGTATGTCGGGCCTTCTGCTCATGCTGCTGGTATTTCACTCGAAGAAACAGCGGCTGCTATTGGTATTATGAGCAACAAAGGGATTGAAGGATCAGTTGCTGGCACAGCATTACGTGGTGCTTTAACAAGACTGTTGAAGCCTTCTAAGCAAAACCTTCAAGGCTTTAATGAATTAGGCATATCTGTTGCTGATTTCAAAAAAGGAACGCTAACTCTTCCAGAGATTCTTGACAAAATCAAGAATAACACTAAGGGGTGGACGGACCAGCAACGTGCTTCTGCAGTAGCGTTGGCTTTTGGCACTGAAGCGCAAGCCGGCATGAATGCCTTAATTGGTGCAGGTGGCGGTGAGCTACGCAAATATACCAGTGAAGCTGAGCATGCTAGCGGAACAACTGCCAAAATTGCTAACCAGTTAAACAATACGGATGCCGCCAAATTGAAGAGATTTCAAGAGTCGATTCATGTTTTAGGAATTGAAGTAGGTCAAAAACTTCTACCGACGCTGACTCCTCTTATCAAAACAGCTACCGATGTTGTCAATGCCTTTGCAAAAATGGACAGCGGTACGCAACAAACCATTATCAAATTTGCAGCGTTTGCGGCAGTTGTAGGGCCAGCGAGTTCTCTTATCGGTGGAGCTCTTAAGCCCGTTGCTGCTTTGAGCAAAGGAATATCTGGAATTGCGGGAGTCATTGGGCGAGCATCTGCAGCCGCAAAGCTCGGCGGAACTGCAATGGACGTGCTCAAGTCTGGCTTTAGTAAGACAGCCTTTGAAGCATTGAAGGTTGCACCAGCCGCAGCAGCGGCGGCAGAAGGCACTTCTGGAATGGGAGCAGCCATGGGCGGAGCCGCAGCGAGCGGAACAGGATTGCTAGCGGCATTGGGGCCAATCGTCCCAGTTGTTTTAGGTGTGACAGCAGTCGTCGGTGCCGGTGTAGCCATCTGGGAATTGTGGGGCAAAAAGGCTCTTGAGTCTGCTGACAGAACTTCACGATGGGGTACTGATATTGGTGCCGATGCCGACCGATCTGCTTCCAAAATGAAAGATGCCTCTGGGGCAATTTCTGGTGCTTTTGATGATACAAACCACACAGTCACCCAGAATGCTAAGACGATCTCTAAAGGGTTCGACGATTTAACAAAAGCCGCAAAAGAATCTGCTGATCAGTCTGAGACAGCAGCGAAGAAATTGGCTAAGAGCCTCGGCGGTGAAGCCGCAGAAAACATTGAAAAGCAGGCCGCTAAGGAAAAAGCCGCTAACGCTAAGCGAATCAAAGAGATGGAAAGCAACAACGAGAAGGCCCAAGCCATTACTGCATCGTTTAACAAGAGCGGAGCACAGATGACGGCTGACCAGTATCAACTGTTGGATAACTACCGTCGTAAAAATGCCGCACTGGCTGTCAAGACGCTACAGATTTCTGGATCGCAACAGAATAATGTGCTCAAGGCTGTTCTTGGTGAGAGAACTCGAATGTCTAAGAGTGCTGCCCTAGAGCAGTATCAAGATATGTGGAACGCCTCTAACAAAGAAAACAGTGCCTATAAGGCGGCACAGGACAAGATCAACACCGAGTACAAGAATGATGCTGCCATGCGTAACACGGCACTTGAAGGCTTAGAAAAAGATCACCAGAGCAAAATGAAAGTCATCTATGCTGGCGCAATTCAAGCCATGAAAGCACAAGGAACATCGCGCTCGGAAATGCTAGCGGAACTTCAAACTGACTTCCATCTGACAAGCTCACAAGCCGAATCTGCTATGAATAGTTATGAGAAGTCTATGGCAAAAGGGGTTAAGAGTAACCGAGATTTTGCGGCCGCGACTGAAGGATTTGGTAAAGCTGCTCAAGAGGCTGGTGATCACTGGAATAGTCTTGTTTTTGATCCCAAGACTGGGAAGGTGAAGACAAATCTTCCTGAAGTGTTGAAAGATACGGCCAGCACTAAAAAAGGTTGGCAGCAGCTTAAATTCGATTTAAAGAATGCCAAGATCACCTCTAATGCCAAGCAAATGATTGTTGAAGCACTTGCTTCTTCTAAACAATGGCAGAAATTGAGCGTTCCCGAAAAGAATGCAATTATCCGTACTCAGGGGCGTGAACAGCTTGCTGATATTATGGATAAGTTTGTTTCCTGGAATAGTCTGTCGCTTAAAGATCAGCAAGCAATTGTGAAGGGCGATTACACGCCTTTAGTAAATGCTTTAGTCAAGAGTGGAGACTGGAACAATCTCACCTTGAAGCAGCAAGAAGCCATTGTTAAAGATAAAGCAACAGCGCCATTAGTATCTTCACTTCAGCAAACCGGCGAGTGGCAGAAGCTCGACTTAAAAGTTCAAGAAGCGATTGTCAATGCTAAAGGCAAGAAAGATCTTGAAGACATCCTTTTTGACATGGAAGTTTGGAACAAGCTTCCAAATACGCAGAAATATGCAACCCTAGTTTCTTTTGGTAAGCAAGACATCGCTGATATTATCGATCAGCTAAATTTGTGGAATACACTTACACCAAAAGAAATCCAGGCTGTCGCAAAGGGCGATACCAGCTCTTTGGTAGCTGCTATTGATAAAGCAAATGACTGGAATCGATTAACTCTTGGCCAGCTAGAAGCAATCGTTAAAGATAAAGCTTCTGCAGGCTTAGTCCAGGCCATGATAAAAACCGGAGAGTGGAATGGCCTATCAATAGAAGAAAAGACTGCCATTATGCAGACCAAAGGCAAATCCGACTTAGCCGATATGGTTGTTAAATACGGTCTTTGGAACAGTCTTCCAAACTCTACTAAAAGCCTGTTGATGAACGATTCCGATGCTCGTACCAAATTGGAAAAAGCTGGAGTTGCAATTGATCAATACAATTTGTTTAAGAACCCCAACGAAAAAGGGCTAAAAGCAAATAATACTGATGTGCTTGGAAAAACAGAAGAAGCCAAAGGAAGCATTCAGAAATACAACGAAGTTCTACCTGGCTTAAAGCTTTTTAATGGGAATTCCAGTGGCGTTAAGACAGAGTCTTCTTCTGGGCAATCAAGCATTGTTAAGTATAACGAGGTATTGCCGGGTCTAAAGCTTTTCAATGGTAATTCATCGTCTGTTAATGGTGCGTCTAATTCTGGCCAAAGCAGTATCATTTTATTTAATGGAACTAACCCAGTGCTGAAGCCATTTAAAGGGAACTCTTCAAGTGTTAATAGCGAGTCATCCAAGGGACAAAGCAGTGTTCTGATGTTTAACAGCAAGGAGCCGTTAGACAAATACTTTAATGGCCACGATAAAACTAGTGGGCCTGCTGCTGCGGCAAAGCGGGCAGTCAGTTCCTTCGGCGGTGATCAGACGATTACTAAAACGTTTAATTTCGTAGCTAACGTAAGCTCAACAATTGCTAAGCTTCTTCACCTTAAGAACGGCACTTCTGATTTTGGTGGGAACGGATTTGCGATGGTGAACGATGCCTCCGGATCTAACTATCAAGAGCCTATTATCACTCCTAATGGCAACATGTTTATGTTCAAAGAACGAAATGTGGTTTTTCCGCTTGCTCGTCACTCAATGGTTATTCCTGCTGATAAGGCTCGTCGAATGAACATTCCAAGTTTTGCTGGTGGCACCACAGACTTCGGAGGCGCTGCTAATAGAATAAACCAATTGAATCCGCAAACCTTTGTTACCAGCATTTCTAGTGGTAGCAATAGTCGTGTTGAGGATTTGCTAGCAAGACTGATCGAATTAACAACTTATCAGATTAGTAACCCGTCTGTTCCTGAAGGCAAGGTTGTTCTCGACAATGGGCGTGAAGTAGGACGGTGGCTGTATCCAACAATAAATAAATTGAAAAACAGAGACACCATTATGAGTAATAGAAGAAGGGGGATTTTCTAAGTGGCAAATTTAATATTTGGAGGTCATAAGATTGGCAGTTCCTCTCTTCAATTCAGTGCAGCCCGCGGCATTTTTTCTGAAGTTGAGAATACAACCCAGCCTGTCGGTGCCGGAGACGGGGAAATGCTTATTAGAAGTCGATTGAAATCGAGAATCATTCCAGTGACTTATGATTTTGTGGCGCTATCTCGTCGTGAATTTGAACGGCAGTTAGCGCCACTACTTTATAGCACGGATGTTCAGAAGCTAATCATTGATGATCGCCCTGATGAATTTTGGTATGCAAAAGTTGACGGCAAGATCGACATGGACCGAGCTTATTTTCTTGGCACTGGTACTATTAATTTTCTTGTCCCCGATGGCATCGCCCACTCGGTAGCCACGAAGACGGCTGACAACAAGGATCCTAAATGGAACGATTCACCATTGAACTTGTTGACAGGCACAAGTGATCAGGAGACAAGTGCAACAGTTGATCCCAATTGGTGGAACGCCCCGAGTCAACACCCAAATATTTTATTAACTCCCGGTCAAAAGTTTGCATATCAAATTTTTATAACAAATGATAATACTGTTGACTTGACTGCCGGTGTTGATGCTTTTTCAGGAACAGCATGGAAAGCCACGTACTTGGGCAACGTCATTAAGGCCGGCACCTCTGGCTATTCATCTGTTACGTTCACGATTCCTTCGGGAGCTGATAACATTGTTGCCAATGCTGCAAGACTTGTGACAAAAGTTCCTAGTTCAAAAACAACAGTTTACTGGCAAGAAGAAAAGCTTAATGCTGGTACCACCGTTTCTCCTTGGTCGCCTAACCCAGCTGATCCTGAATACTATACCAACACCATCACGGTGCCTAATGCTGGGACTTATCCATCTGAACCAGTTATCACGGCTACTATCAACGGTGATGACGGCGTGTTAACTGCTATTAATGATCAGGGCAGTGTGCTACAGTTTGGCTCTCCCGATGAGACGGATGGTTTTGTGAAACAAAAGTCTGAACGCGTTTATCATCTCGATTTCAATCAGACACCAACAGGGGTCACGCTCAATAATGGCGTTACGGCTTTTCCTTACTATGAGCATGGTAATGATGCCAATGTCCAGTCGGGACCGTTTGGATATGCAAAAGGTATTGCCTACCCGTCCACTGAACGAACCGCTTCCAATTACTGGAATGGGCCTTCAATGAGCGGCACCATTCCGAAAAATTCGAATGGCTCTAACACGGCTAATTTTCAGTTTGTCAATCGTGTCAATGTTGGGACGACTGCCGCAGAAGTAGGACGTTTCGAGTTCAATTTGACGTATCAAGGCAAGATTGTCGCTTCTCTTGCGCTGTTTGATGATAGTGCTTCAAATGACCAGTGGGTTTTCTCCGGAACAGTCTATGATGGCAGCCAAGCACAGATGCTCTTCTTTGACTTACTGCCACGAAATTACTATCGTGACGGCAACTACAATGCCGTTATCACAAAAATGGGTGATCAGTTAACCTTCCGTTTGGATCGCATTGATTTAGGCGATGGTGGCATTGAGACACGGACAGTATCAGGCTTCTCTAGTGTGCCAATTGATGGCTGGACAGCTTGGTTCCCCGGATTCTCCGATCAACGTGGTTGGTCAATTAACTGGCAAGACAGCTACTTTGAGTGGATTAACGTTGATTACTGGGACGATATTCCTAACCGCTTCAAAGACGGGGACGTTGTGAAAATCGATGTTGCTAATCGGCGTGTTCTTGTCAATGGTGCAGAAGATCGGACACTGCAAACAATCGGCAATGATTGGGGCGGATTCAAAATTCAGCCTGGCAATAACACCATCGAATTGCTCACATCACATTGGGCAAAGCAATGTAAGGCTGAAGTATCTTGGCAGGAGGCATGGCTATGAAGGATTTTTATTTTGTGGATAGATCATCATGGCACTTGCTCGGTATTGCAACTGCTGGCGGTGGTGGGAAAATCCACATTGTTGATGATACTGATGATCAGCTTATCTCAGCAGGGGCTCGCACCTATTCAGGAACCATTCTGTTCACCCCTGAACTATCTTCTAAGGTTCAGACGATGGCAGCACGTGGCAATTACATTTTGTATATGGATGAGCGAAATAAGGCAGTCTTTATGACAATTATGGAATCAAGTCATGATCCACTTGCTGGTGAGGAGACATTCACTGCTGAAGATGCTGGTATTGATTTGATTAACGAAACCGTTGGCCCCTATAAAGCTCCACAAGCAATGGGCATCGCCGATTATATTAGCCTATTCACGAATGACTCAGGTTTTGAAATCGGTCTTAACGAGATCCCTGATTTGAAGCGAACGCTTGAATGGACTGGCGAGTCTGACACCACTTTAAATCGTATTCTATCTGTTGCGACTCAGTTTGATAATGCTGAACTAGACTTTAGTTTCGATGTGTCAGGGACAACGGTTGTGCGCCGCTTAATCAACATTTATAAGCGCATAGGTGCTGATAGAAACATCACGCTGTATGTGGATAAAGACATCAATAAGATTGTGACGTCCGGCAGTATTTATGATCTTTATACTGCCGTTACACCGACAGGTGGCACACCTGAAAGCAAAGATGGCGAGACCGTTGATCAGCAGCCAATCACACTTGAAGGTTATCAGTGGACAGATCCCGATGGTCGTTACGTGTTAACTAAAGAAGGCGTTTTGCTAGATCCGGTAGCCAACCAAACATGGAGCAGACTTTTAGCTAAGGGTGGTGCACCGAGTGTCAATGCAGCGTATATCAATCGTGTTGTCACTTATACGGCTACTTCACAAGCAACCTTGCTTCAATCTGCGCTCTCTGACCTTAAGACTCACAATCATGAAGCAGTCAATTATGAGACCGACATTGCTGTGCTGCCACAAAATGTCAACATTGGTGACACAATTCATTTGGCTGACGAGGATGAACACTTGTATCTGTCGGCTCGCTTGCTAGAACTCAAATCGAGCTATTCGATGGATACGCATACAGCAACATTGGGAGACTACCTTATTGAACATGATCAGGTAGCAGCCCAATATCGGCAACTTGCTGAACAAATTAAGAACATTTCCAAAACGATTCAATACTATCCATGGATTCGCTACGCCGATGACGATCAAGGCGCTAATATGAGTGCTTTGCCTGCTGGCAAGAAGTATATGGCATTCAGATATAGCAACAAGTCATCCGTGCCAAGTGACAATCCGGCTGATTACGTTGGCAGGTGGGCTCTGATTCGGGGCAAGGACGGTGCTGATGGTGTGCCGGGCCCTAAGGGAGCCGATGGCAAAACTAGCTACTTTCACACCGCTTGGGCGGATGATGTAAGCGGTCAAAGTGGGTTCACGGTATCCGGTGGCGATGGCAAAAAGTACATTGGCACGTATAGCGACTTCACAAAAGCTGACAGCACCAATCCAACTGATTACAACTGGGCACTTTTTAAAGGTGAAGATGGTGACGTGGGGCCAAAAGGTGATCAAGGTTTGCCCGGTGCAAAGGGTGCAGATGGTCGTACTGCCTATGCCCACTTTGCTTATGCAAACAGTCAAGATGGGAAGACCGATTTCTCAACTACTGATCCTAACCGTAAGTACATTGGCTTCTACAGTGACTTCGCGTCTGGCGACAGTATGAATCCAAGTGACTATAGCTGGTCGCTCATTAAAGGTGCTGACGGTGCTGACGGTAAAGAAGGGATTCCGGGTAAACCAGGTGCCGATGGCAAGACATCGTACTTTCATATTGCCTATGCCGATAGCAGTGATGGTAGAACGAACTTTTCGCTCGATACTCCGGGTTCTAGAAAATATATTGGTAGTTATACAGATTTCACACAGGCCGATAGCTCCAATCCAGCTGTTTATTCTTGGCAACTAGTGCAAGGACCAAAAGGTGATACTGGTGTTGGTATCCCGGGCCCTAAGGGAGCCGATGGCAAAACTAGCTACTTTCATACAGCCTATGCTAACAGCATTGATGGGAAACAAGGCTTTTCAACCACAGATGGCAATGGTAAGTCTTATTTCGGCCAATATGTTGACCAGACCCAAGCGGATAGTACCGATCCGACAAAATACTCATGGGCATTGTTCAAAGGTACTGATGGTCGTGACGGCAAAGATGGCAGTGATAATGTGCCAGTCATTACTGTGGGTGCTGCGTATCCATCAGGTCCCAAAAAGGGTGATATGCATTGGCTGACTGATAGCAGCGGGGTTGTAACGGGATATTACACCTATGATGGGACTAAATGGAACCCCTATAAAATCGACGCTAAGATTCTTTCGGCCGAAACGTTTAATGGTATGACTTTTAACGGAGTTACTTTTACCGGGTCTAAGTTCATTTCTTCATTTAAAGGTATTAAACCCGATGGCGTTGCTGACTATACCGTCCACGGGACAACCACAATGGCCGATGGCAAGATCGTCACAGATACGTATTCGGATACTGACAATAGTCAGGTGACGCATACCGAACTCAGCCAATTTGGCTTGCTAAGTCAAATTTATAACAAAGGCACGCTGATGGATAGTGCGCAATTATCGTTAGGTATGTTAACGCTAAGCGGCAACTATCAAACTGCCAGTAACAAGCCGTTGGAGTGGATCACCAGCAGCTTAGATGCTTTAAGAGTCTTGCAATTAACAAATAATAACTTGCTTGTTTGGCATGGAGCTTTCTATCCAGCTCAGGCTGATACTGCAACAATATCGACGCCACTTTCAAAGACTTTATCTGGATGGTTAATTGCATGGAGCTATTATCAAAACGGATCGCCAACGTATAACAACTATGCGTTCACGCTGTTACCAAAGGCCGCTTTGATTTATAACACGACTGGTGCTAACTATTTAAGAGTGACCTTCACAATGAAGGATGTTGGAACCATCTTCAAAGTTCTATGGTATGACGATACACACATTATTGGTGCTGATGAAAACAAGGGCGGATCGCTTGCACAAGCGGTTATGACTGAGGTATACGCAGTTTAGGAGGTTGTTATGGAAGCTGACAAAGTAAAAGCAATTTTTAGCACTGATGAAGATGGCTATATCACTGGCTACCAGCAGGAATTTTGGAACGGCAGTCAGTGGCAAACGCCATTCGATGATGAGAAAGCCATTTTGATTGCACCGGAAGAACTAAAAAAGATTGCCATTGGCGCCTCAAAGCTGGCCGATGACGGTACTGTTGTCATAGATACCGATAAGCAAGCAGCGCTAGAAAAAGCGGCTAATCAAGTGACACCGACCGCAGAACAGATGCTACTCGCAAATTTAACGCTTGAAGTAGCACAGCTGAAGGCGGCGAAATCAAGTGACTAATTATGATCAGTGTGCACTACTTTACAGTTGGGGAATTGATTTAACACCTTATGTACCGGTAATGATTACCCCAGATCAATACAAGCAAATTACAGGCAGTGACTATGTCGCCAGCAAAAGCTAGCGGCTATTTTTGTGGAAGGAAGTGATGACAATGCTTAACAAAATCAGAGATCACCCGACACATACAGCACTCGCCATTGGTATGGTTGCCATTGGCTTGTTTCTACTCATCAATGACCATTATTTCATCTGGCCCCCACATTACTCTGAATGGTTAAACGATGACATTGTGGGGTTTTTGTTTATTGTTGATGGACTCGGGATTGGGGGGTGGGTGCTATGGGAAACACAGTTAGCAGCGACAAATCGTCTGTTGCTTACGACTACCAGCTTTTTGATGTCGTTCTTGACAATACTGCAATTACTGACCTCAATCTCAACTGGAATCTACTCAAGTTGGATCAGCAATGCGATCATAACAGCCTTCGTGCTGATTCTGGCGCGAAGGAGTGACAGCCGTGACAGCAGCGATAACTAAAATTATTGTCAGTTCTGCTCCATACATTGCCGGTATTGCTTCGACTCTCATCGCTTTTCTGACCTACCGCGAGGGTAAACGGAAGAACAAGCACGATGAGGCTATGGATTTGCTGGACAGGGTGAATAAAGACAACGACAGGCTCCGAGAAGAAAATGAAGAGCTGAAAAAGAAAAACTTACAGTTAACAAGAGAATTGGAGGAACTAAGACATGCAAAATGAACTACTTCAGGTGCTAGCAATTGCGGTTGTCATCGCACCGATCACCACTGGCTTCACCGAAATATTCAAACGATATACACCTGCAGAGGGCAAACTGCTACCCGTTCTATCAATTGGAACGGGTATTTTACTGGCCTGCGTTTGGGCGATGGCTTTTGGCCATCTTCCCTTAATCGGTGCTTATGCGATGGCAGGACTGCTATCAGGACTTGCATCCGTTGGCGTTTATCAACTTGCTAAGCCTAACGAGGAGGTAAAATAGTATGAGTTATACTATCAATAAAGAATTCGCGTTGGGTGCAAATGAAGGTTCATCGCAAGTAGCTAATCGACTTTACATTATCCTACATGATGTTGGTGCTGAATCTGGTGCGCGTGCAAATGCCGCTTACTTCAAAAACAATATTGCTGCTGAAATTGCTTATACGGCATTTGTTGTAGGCGATGGCGGTCAGGTTTATCAAGTTGGTGAGCCCGGTTATGTTCAGTGGGGCGCTGGGACAGTGGCAAATGCTAACAGCCCGGTCCAAATTGAATTGGGCCACACTAGTGATCCCGAAACTTTCAAGAAGGATTATGCCGTTTATATTGAGCTTGCACGTGATATGGCTGCTCAATATGGCATTCCGACCAGTTTGGACGCTGGCGGTGCTGGAACGCCTGGCATCAAGTCTCATTTGTGGGTAACACAGCATATTTGGGGTGATCATACTGATCCTTATGGTTATCTAGCACGTTGGGGCATTACAAAGGAGAAGCTGGCGGCTGACCTTGCTAATGGGACAACTACCGTAGATGCATTTAAGAGCGCACCAGCAGCACAAAGCACGCGTGCGCAAGCAACTGTATCTGGTAATGTGAACGTTAGCTACGCTCTGCACTTGCTCGGTGGCAGTTGGCTTGATGAGGTTACTAATTTTGGCTCTGGTGACAACGGTTTTGCTGGTATGCCTAATCATCAGCACGATCTGCTGTACATTCGAGTTGATCATGGCAGTGTTAAGTATCGCGTCCACACAGTTCAAAGTGGTTGGCTAGATTGGGTCACAAAAGGCGATCGCAATGATACGGTCAATGGTTGTGCCGGTATTGTTGGTGAAGCGATTGACGGGGTTCAAATCATCTTTCTTACTCCTGCTGGTGAGCCATACCAGCAAGCGTATTACCGCAGTCAGACGACACAACGGGCTGGCTGGCTCGGCGTTGTGTGTGATGATGGCACGAGTTTACCACAGTACACAGACACATACGCCGGCATGTTTGGAGAACCGCTTGATCGTTTGCAAATCGGTATTAGTTCGATCAGTCCATTTTAA